GGTACTCTACACGAGCCTACAGGCAACACCCTGACAGATGAAGACGGCATGGAGTATCCTGAGATGCAAGCTATGACAGGCTGGCATGTTAACATTAGATTAACAGGAGATGCAGTTAGAGAAACTGTAGAAACATTAGATACATCGCATGGGGTAACACCTGAGACACCCATGCGAGTATGGCTGTAAGTAACTAAAACCAATCCACCAAAGGTAAAGGATTAATAAATACAATGGCAAAGAAACCAGGCGTAACAACCATAGCATCAGGCTACTACAGTAGAGCAGCACTGAATGCTAACTTCGAAGCACTTAACAATGCTTTTGACAACACAGTATCTAGGGACGGTAGCACACCTAACACCATGTCAGCTAACTTTGACATGAACTCTAATGATATTACAAATGCAAATGTTATAGGTGCAAACAGTTTAGTTGTTAACGGTAAGTTAATAGCTGTATCTAATGACCCAGTCTTTGACGGTACAGTCACAGCATTTGGTGCATCTCTAATAGCAGATGCTGATGCAACAGAAGGTAGAGCAACTCTAGGTTTAGGAACTGCTGCAACTACAGCATCAACAGACTACGTATCTGTATCTGGTGATAGTATTACAGGCAACTTGTCATTTGGTGATAACAACAAAGTTATCTTTGGGGCAGGTTCAGATATGGAACTGTTTCACGACGGTTCAAACAGTCATATAAGGGATAATGGTACTGGTAATTTATATCTAAGGGGTGGTGGTACTATTGAATTAATATCACCAGCTGAAGAAAAAATGATTGTAGCAGCAGGTAATAGTTCTGTATCTCTTTACCACGACAACTCAAAGAAATTAGAAACAACAGCAACAGGCTGTACTGTAACAGGCTCTATAGTGGCTGACAACGTAGGCAGTGGTTCTCTTGCAGCTGTAACACCTGGTGGCAGTACAGAAGCAAACTTTACAGGAATACCTGCGGATGTCCGTCAAGTTACAGTTATGTTTGACGAATTAAGCATGAGTGGTAGTGACGATTTACTTATACAGCTAGGTGACTCAGGTGGTATTGAAACTTCAGGATATATATCTAGGTCTGTTTGGACTAATGCTTCTGAGTCTACATCAGGTATGATTGTTAGAGGACAAAACGCAGCAGACAAATGGACAGGTAGTATGACATTTACAAGAGTACATACAACCAATAAGTTTATTCAAGCACATACTGTCATAGAACCAGACCAAAATGAACAACGAATAGGTGCAGGTTCTAAAACATTATCTGGTGAACTAACTCAACTTAAAGTTAAACCATCAGGCTCTAATACTTTTGATGGTGGGTCTGTAAGCATTGCATGGTCTTATTAAATAATTTAAACTTTTATCTTGACAAATAAAAATAACTAGGATACTATGGCTACATTAGATCAAATACGTTCAGCAGCTGAGAACGACTTAGTTACATTTATCAAGCTAGTAGCACCTGAACAAATGCTAGGTCAGTGTCACGAAGATGTATGTAACTGGTGGGGTCGAGAAGATTCTAAGTCTCACCAGCTTCTTTTGTTTCCTCGTGATCACGGTAAGTCTCGTATGATAGCTTACAGGGTAGCATGGGAACTAACCAAAGACCCAACACTACGTATCCTGTATATATCTGCTACAGCTAACCTAGCAGAAAAACAGTTAGGCTTTATTAAAACAATACTAACATCTGATACTTATAGTAGATACTGGCCTGACCACGTACACCCTGAAGACGGTAAGAGAACAAGATGGACTAACTCTGAGATTATGTTAGACCATCCTTTAAGGAAAGCAGAAAAAGTACGTGACCCGTCTGTGTTCACTGGTGGTCTTACTACTTCTCTTACAGGGATGCACTGCGATATTGCTGTCCTCGATGATATAGTAGTATACGAGAATGCATACACAGGTGAGGGAAGAAACAAGGTTAAGTCACAGTACTCTTTATTGTCATCTATCGAAGGTGCAGATGCTAGAGAATGGGTGGTAGGTACACGTTACCATCCTGTAGATCTATACAACGATCTGCTACAAATGACAGAAGAACTGTTTGATGATGATGGTAACAAGGTAGGTGAGGATAACATCTACGAGATCTTTGAACGTCCTGTAGAGGATAGAGGAGATGGCACAGGTGAAATGTTATGGCCTCGTAGTCAACGTAAAGACGGTAAGTGGTTCGGGTTTGACATCAAGGTACTAGCTAAGAAAAGAGGGCAGTACTTAGACAAGGGTCAGTTTAGAGCACAGTACTACAACGATCCTTCAGATCCTGACAACGTACCTATAGAAAGCACAAGGTTTCAGTACTACGAACGTAAGTTACTAAAAGAAGATCAAGGACACTGGTTCTACAAAGACTCTAAGCTAAACGTATTTGCAGCTGTAGACTTTGCTTTTAGTTTATCTAAGAAGTCAGACTACACAGCTATTGTCATCGTAGGGGTTGACTCAGATAATAACATATACGTACTAGACATTGATCGTTTTCGTACTGACAGAATTACAGATTACTTTGAGCACATACTACAGTTGTCAACTAAGTGGTCATTCCGTAAACTAAGAGCTGAGGTTACAGTAGCTCAACAAGCAATCGTTAAACAACTAAAAGAACTTATCAAGCAACACGGATTAGCTATAAGTGTAGATGAGTTCAGACCTAACAAATACCAAGGTAATAAAGACGAAAGAATATCTGCAACTTTAGAACCTCGTTATGACAACTTACAAATATGGCATTATCGTGGTGGTAACACACAGACTTTAGAAGAAGAACTACAGTCAAGGAACCCACCGCATGACGATATTAAAGATGCTCTTGCTTCGGCTATAGACATTGCTGTCAAGCCATTCAAGAATGTACGTAGAAATAAAGACAAGAATATCGTTTGGGCTAATAACAGATTTAGAGGAGCCTCTTAATGGCTGGTGAAACAATAGAATTAGAATACCTTTTAAGTCCTGACTCAATGGCTATTGAGGTATCTAACAGATGGCGTGAATGGTCTAACCTTCGTCAGTCTAAGGTTGAAGAGTGGAAAGAGTTACGTAACTACCTGTATGCTACAGACACGAGCACAACCAAGAATGCTATGTTACCTTGGTCTAACAGTACAACAACCCCCAAGCTAACTCAGATCATGGATAACCTCCATGCTAATTACTTTGCTACATTATTCCCACAGTCTAAGTGGATGCGTTTTGAAGCTGAGACAAGAGATGCTAACGTTAAAGCTAAACGTAGTGTAATACAAGCATACATGGACAATAAAGTCCGTCAGTCTAACTTTGTTAATACAGCCAGTGATTTACTCTATGATTACATTCAGTACGGTAATTGCTTTGCTACTGTTACATGGGAAGACAACTACCAAGTCAAAGAAGCTGGGGACCTCGTTGTAAACTATGTAGGTCCAAAGGTTGTACGTGTTTCACCATACGATCTTTGCTTTAATCCTACAGCACCCAGCTTTGAGAAGTCACCTAAGATCCTCAAGTCTATAAAGACTCTTGGAGAGATCCGAAGTATGATTGACAGTGATCCGTCAAAGCAATACATGGAAGGTGTCTTCTCTAAAATGATGGGTGCTAGAGCTGCTGTAAGGGGTTCTGACGCCACGTATGATAAAGCTGACGGTTATATAGCTGACGGCTTTACATCCATTCAGCAGTACTACGAGTCAGACTACGTAGAGGTTCTAACCTTCTATGGTGACTACTACGATACTGAGAAGGGTGTCTTACTGAAGAACCGTGTCATTACAGTAGTTGACAGAGCATATGTTATGGCTAACGAAGAAGACCCTAGTTGGTTAGGTAGCTCCCCTATCTTCCAAGCTGGATGGAGACCTCGCCCTGACAACCTATATGCTATGGGACCTTTAGATAATTTGGTTGGTATGCAGTACCGTATTGACCACCTAGAGAACTTGAAGTCAGATGTGTTTGACCAGATAGCTTACCCTATGTTAAAGATCAGAGGTGATGTAGAAGACTTTGACTTTGAACCAGGTGGTCGTGTATATCTAGGTGAAGAGGGTGACGTAGGTTACATGGCTCCTGATGCTACAGCATTACAGGCTGACCTACAGATTAGGTTCTTGGAAGACAAGATGGAAGAGATGGCAGGTGCTCCTCGTCAAGCTATGGGTATACGTACACCAGGTGAGAAGACAGCATTTGAGGTACAGTCATTACAGAACTCAGCATCTCGTATCTTCGAACATAAGACAGCTCACTTCGAACGTGTGTTCCTTGAGCCAATACTCAATGCTATGCTTGAGGTGTCTCGTCGTTATATGAATATGTCTGACACAATAAGAGTTTTAGATGATGCTACAGGTGCTGTTTTATTCCAGACGATTACTAAGGATGACATTACAGCTAAAGGTAAGATTGTTCCTGTAGGTGCTAGACACTTTGCTGAACGAGCTAGACGTATACAGAACCTTACCCAGTTATACCAAATTAAGTTGCAAGACCCTACAGTGGCTGCCCACTTGTCAGGTAAGGAGTTTGCCAAAATCTTGTCAGAAGAATTAGGTGAACCTGAGTTGTTCTCAGAAAACATTTCAGTATCTGAACAACTTGAAACACAGCAACAGATGCAAGAAGCTGAGGCTATTAACCAAGAACAATTAATGTTAGCTCAAGAAATGGGAATATAGATATGCCATACAAAGCAGGTAAAGTTAAACCGTACAGTAACACAACAAAGAAACCTAAGCCTAAAGAGAGACCTAAAACAAAGCCAATGAAAAAGAAGAAATGAAATCTATTTGGTTAAAAGGTCTCAAGGGACAAGATAAAGAGAAACGTAAAGCTGAAGTACTAGGTTACAGAAATGCTTTCGATGATCTAAAAGAAATTCTCGAACAAGATTTTAAAAAGAAAGAATCGGTTCGTGATTACGCAGTACCTAATTGGGAACTACGTCAAGTGGCAGTCAACGAGTACAACCAAGTACTTGATGATCTGCTTAAACTCATAACAATTAATAAGGAATAAAACATGGATGTGTTTTCTGAGAGTGGACAAACCAATGACACTACTCAACCTGAGCTTCAAGCTACTGAGAGTACCCAACCACAGGATTCTTTTGTACAGAAACTCGTAGAGGCGAAGGGAGATAATTGGAAAGACCCTGAAGTATTAGCTAAAGGCAAAATAGAAGCTGACGGTTATATTAAAGAACTTGAAGGACAACTCAGTAATATGAGGGAAGATTTAAGTAAACAGGATTACGCCAAAGATCTCTTGGAACAGTTGCAAAATAAGGCCGCAGACCCCATCAATGCGAAGAATGCAACGCCAAACAACAATACTGGTGGCACGTCAGAAGGGAATACCAACCCTAGTCTGAGTGAGGAAGACCTGAAGAGCCTCGTTGAACGTACACTAACTGAACGAGATAAGGATTCTGTTGTAAAGCAAAATCTAAATTTTGTTAATGATGAAATGGAAAAGAGTTACGGCACTGATGCCTCAGCTAAGATCCAAAATAAAGCTAAGGAGCTAGGGTTAACTATAGAACGTATGCAAGAAATTGCTGCAGAGTCACCCACAGCTTTCTTTAACCTCATTGGTGAACCTAAAAAAGAATTTAAACCACTGGTTGAAGGTTCGGTTCGCACAGAAGGTGTCAACATGCAAGCCTCGAATGAACGTGATTGGTCTTACTACCAAAATCTTCGTCGAGATAATCGTAGTCTTTACTATAGCCCAAAAATACAACGACAACTTATGGAAGATAAAAGTCGTTTGGGTGGTAAATTTGGAATCTAATGGAGAATAAAATATGTCTGGTATGAATACAGCAAATTCAACTCTTCTTACTCGCACCGAAGTCTGGTCCAGTGAGCTAAAGGAGATATTAAGAGATGAGATGATGGCACAACGGTACGTCCGTATGCTTGAGGGTTTCCCTGATGGAAACACTTTCCACATCCCATCAATCGGTCAAGCACAGGTTGACAACTACAACGAAGATTCGTCAGTTGAATACCGTCCACTTGACACAGGTGAGTTCACCTTCTCAGTAGACAAGTATCTGTCATCAGCTACTTACATGACTAAGAAAGCTGAACAAGACACTTTCTATGGTAACGAGTTAATGAGTCGTTTTGTTCCTGAACAAGAACGTGCTATCATGGCTCACTTTGAAACTACAACTATGGCTGCTTGTGAAGCTGGTGTAGCTGACAACGGTCAAGCATTAGTTGATGGTGGTATACACCGTTTCTCAGGTGGTAACGCAGGTAAAATTGAAGTAGAAGATTTTGCATATGCTCGCATGAAACTGAAAATGGCTAACGTGCCAGATCAGAACATGGTTGCTATTGTTGATCCTTCTGTTGAGTTTACAATTAACACATTGTCACAACTTGCAGCTGTTACAAACAACCCTAAGTTTGAGGGTATTGTAAGTAGTGGTATCGCATCTGGTATGCGTTTCGTAGCTAACGTATATGGTTTTGATGTATACACATCTAACTACTGTGCATCAGCAACTGACACAGCATTAAAAGAACGTGATGACTCAACAACAAATGCGTTCAACACAACTAACGGTAAAGTTAACTTGTTCTTCTCAGCTGATTCAACTGTGAATCCATTTGTGGGTGCATGGAGACAACAGCCAGAAGTTGATTACGAGTATAACAAAGATTACCAACGTCATGAGTTTGTAACAACAGCTCGTTACGGTGTTAAGTTATACCGCCCTGAAAACATGGTTCGTGTTATCACGACTCCAACAGTATAAGGAGATATATAAATGTCTTACACTAACTCAGACGGCCTATTTGTACTCACTGATGGTGATCAAGGGGCTGTAAAAGACAATGGCGGAGCTTTAGCTGCAACTAAAGTTCTTGTTGTTGAAATCCCAGATGCAACTAAGCTAGGTACTTCTCAAACAGCACCAACAGCAAACGATGCATTTATTCCAGCTGGATCGTACATTACCTCAGCAAGTCTTGTTGTTACAACAGCATTTACTTCTGGTGGTTCAGGTACACTAGGTCTAGGTTTGTTTACATTAGCTAATGCTGCTATTGATGCCGATGGTATTGATGCTGCGATTGCTAAAGCTGACCTAGCTGCTAACAAAGCTGTAGCTTGTAATGGTGCTTTAGTTGGTGGAACAGCTACTGTAGGTGCAGCTGACGCATACGTTGGTGCATTATACGGTACAGCTGCCTTCACAGCAGGTGCAGGTAAACTTGTTATCGAGTATATCGAAGTATAAATAAAATAAGGTTAGGGGCTTAGGCCCCTTTCCTACACTTAACACTTGACAAAGATTAAATATGTGGGTAAAATATCTTTACCCGATGCAGGGACCATTAGTACCCATACATCAAGGAATTTTAAATGGCTAACGTAAACCACTCATCTCTCACAGATCCATACTTACACGAACCTAAAGGTGTA